CCGAAGTCAAAGCAAATGAATAGACACTCTCCAAGAGAACTAGAGAAAAGATTGAGAACCCAGTAAGGTCTCTCGCTCTTCTCCACCCTACTGAAAGTAGAGTTCTTGAAGGGGAAGTTCTATTAACCGCTCTAGAGAGTAGGAATACTCTAGAGAGCAGGTTTGAGCCTGGGAAGGATGACTCCAGTGCCTCTACATGAGGAACTTTTGTCAGCCCCCCTGATCCTGTTGTCAAGTTAGTAACCTCTAATTTGGTACTTGGATCAGATAACTCCCTTGCGGAAGGTATGATAACAGAGTGTAAGAAAGTGGAGTAGGACTCTAAGAGTTTAACTACTTTAGGAGCTCGATGATATGTAATAGCATCGGCTGATCTAACCATTTTAATCGTATCTAACGATAAAGTGGCCATCTTCTTCTCCAATAATATCATTTCCTGCATCTTTGAAATCCAAAATTGGATCAAAGACTCGAAATCGTCACCTTTAGGTGCCTTGTGTTGCCACATGGTAACCATTACTTTAGTACCTTCTGCTTTAAGCTGAGTAAGCTTAAAGATATAAGGGTGATAAACATTATCAAACAACATCTTGAAGACTTTAGCCTTCATCCCAGTTAAACCGGGAGGTAAAGGTGCAGTCAACGAAGATGAAAGTTGGATAAGTTTATTATATTCATTATTATACTCTTGAGTTAATGCAGTCATAGACTGTCTCACCCAAGAAGAAATAATGTTGCTAAAGAATGGTCGACCAATTTTGGACCCTTTATACCTACTGAATAAATCAGAGGCAGAAGGGCTAAAAAGAAGAAGTGACATTATTAAAACTTTAACTTTAAAGTTCGTCACTTTCCAAAACGGTTTATTACAAGACCCCTTTACCCTAAATCCAAACCCAGCTACGTGAAGTAACTGAGGTAAGGATAACCCATAGTCTTTTCCATACTGGATTAGAGACACGGGACTCTGAAGAGCAGAATAAAGCTCTTTTAGAGGGGTAGGCGATATATTATTCCCTTTATAGAATGTTTTCTTAGCGAATTCAAGCCCTATTCCTTTAAAGGATAGGATTGATTTGGCTAGATTACACTCTACACCCAAACTCAAGATTATGTTATGGTAACTTTGGGAGACTCGTTTATTAAAAATAACGATATCATCACCAAGAACCGCATAATCCTTAAAGAGTTTGGATTGAGGGAAACCAATTTTCCAAGCTGCGACCTGCACAATAAGATGATGAGTAAAGGCTAACATAGCCCAACTAGACAGAGCACCCATCGGTTGCCCAACAGAATATCTAACAGAATTCTGAGAGGAACCTACTTGGTAATCTCTATCGACTAACAATGCTCTCCAGGCCTCTGCTTCTCGAGGTGTCAATTGAAACACCGCTTGAATCAGAG